CTTAATGAACGTATTCTCAAAAAAAGCAAGTATTCTTTAATAAACGAAATTAAAAAACGCTTTGATATTGATCAGTTTTTTAAAATGCCAATCGATAGCTATAAAGTTTTAGCATCAACATATAAATTATTTGAAGGAACTGTAAAGCAGGAGATTAATGAGTCCATAAGTTATAGTCCGATAGATATGGTGCAATCTCGATACAATATTATTGAATTTATTATGAATGATAATGTAAAGAAAAGCTCTCTTATTAATAAGATGAAGAATGATAATAAAATATTAGAGAAATACAAGAAACAGGATAAAGACATTCAATTGTTAACGTATAAGCTATTGATAGAAAAATTTAATAGTAAGTATGGTGATATGAACTATGCTCAAAAAAGTTTATTAAAAATTTATATCAATAATTTTTCTAATGTAGATGTATTAAGAGAATATGTTAATAAAGAAGTAACTAGAATAAATAAAAAAATCAAGGGTATAATCTCTTCTTCTAAAATAGATGACGAAGTAACCAAAATAAAACTTTCTGAATTAAATAGACAACTAGGTAGCTTAAAGAAAGGTCGCGTCGTAAAAGATAAACAATTCACCGCTCTGCTATATCTATATGAGTTAGTTGACAAACTGGAAAATATTAAATAATTTTATGACAAGAAAAGAATTAAAGAATATCATTAAAGACGCAATATTACAAATCGAGATAACTACTACAGGTACCACTGCAGGTAGTGAAGAGTTTAATACTCCTGGAGCATTTAAAAAGAAAAATCCCGTGTTGAGAAAAGACATGAAAAAAAAGAAAAAAGAAAAAAGATATTATGATCCGTTGCTTGTTAAGGAAGAAATTAATGAGCAGGATTGAGCTAAGTTGAAAAAAATTATACGTATGGAGATAGCTTCAATATACTTTGATCTTTATAAAAAAAGAACTACATGGATGTAAAGAAAAAATTAAATGAAAATTAAAAAAAGTACAATTAGAAAAATAATTAGAGAAGCAAAAGAAGAATATCAAACATTCTTCAAATCTGCATGTAAAAAATTTAGTATTGATATTGAAAATATTGAAAACATCAGCGATGAAAAAAAGAAAAAGCTATTTTCATATATAGATAAGAATTGAAATTCAAACTCAGAGAGTGGAAAAGATGGAAAGATAAATGAAGAAGTCCAGTTTGATTTTTATAAAACTATGCAAGTGATTCGTGGTGATACTTTTCTAGACTATATATTCGGTTCATCTAAAGGAAAGAATGATAAAGTTAAAGCTGAAAAAATATTTAATGATCATATACTTGGCGACGCTAAATTAGAAAAGAAGTATACTAAAGCTAAGTAAAAAAATTAAACTATAATGAAAAGAACTGAACTAAAGAAATTAATTAGGGAAGAAATTCATCTTCTAAAAGAGCTCGGCATAAGCGAAAAGAATGTATGTACTGGAAGTAAGATATGCTATGGCTGAGGTAGAGCAATAGTAGGAAGTTTAAAACTAAAATATGATAAAGTAAAATATGTTCTTAGAAATCATATTATGACTCAAAGTGGTGCTTCTTTGTATTTATCAGACGGAAGCTTTGTTGGAAAAGAAAATATGATTCATAGACATCTTGATTGATGTATAGTAAAATAGAAAGAGAAACAATTATAATGGAAAATAAAAAATTATTAATAGATACTATACCCTTCGACATTGCACCAGAACAAATTAATGAATCGCTAGAAAAAAATAGTGGTAGACTAATCGTTAAAGGCAAAGTTCAAGAAGCTGATACTGAAAATCAAAATGGAAGAAAATACCCGAAAGACGTTCTCTTAAGAGAAGTAGACAAGTATAAAGGAACTTTCATTAAAGAGAGAAGAGCTTTAGGTGAACTTGATCATCCAGATACATCAGTTGTTGAATTGAAAAATACTTCACATCAAATACTTGACTTGTGGTGAGATAATAATGAAGTATGAGCTAAGATTGAAGTATTAAGTACTCCAGCAGGTAACATATTAAAAGAGCTTTTCAAAAGTAATATAAGATTAGGTATATCTTCAAGAGGTTTAGGTTCTGTTAAAGAATCTGCAGGCTCAGTTGAAGTGCAAGATGATTTTGAAATCATTTGCTGAGACTTTGTAAGCAATCCTTCAACTTATGGTGCATTTATGGATGAAAAAGTTAATGAAGGTGTTGATCATTCAAATGCTAATGATAACAAGTTAAAAGAAATAAACAATACTATAGTTAATATATTAAAATTAATATAAAAATAAGGAAATTTAAAAGAAATAAACCATGCAAATGATTAGTAGCATACCAGAATTAATAACAAATTTAATATTTGATAAAAATACTTGATACCTAATTGGTACACTTGGCACATTTCTAATTGCAGCTATAAGCTTATGACTAAAATATAGTTCAGGAAGTAAAAAGATTATTGACAAGATAGATGATCTTGATAAGCGTAATAATGCAGCACATGCGACTCTATTAACAAAAGTTGACGAAAATAGTGCAATAACAAAAGAATATTCATCAAGAAGAGATTATTATAATATACTTGATAATATTAAAAATGAAGCTGTAAATTGATCACCAAATAATTTCAATGACTTTATAACAATAAAAGCTAAAGCAATGAGAGATTTTTTTGTTGGAATTGAAAAAATTGGATTTAATAATACTTCAATTGAGACTATTGACTCAGAGCTTAAAATTTCGATTAATACATTTAAACGTGAAGCTAACGAAAATGGATATTCTGAATTTGTAAAGTTTTTCTTTAAGAAAAGTCATACTAAATATACATCAGAATATTTAAGAGACTTAAAGGATTATAAAGGTGGTAGAATTAATAATTTAAACGAAGCATTCTTATCAAGATCTGTTGTTTTCTATAGACATTCTTTAGAAAATGCAATTAATGTTTGAAGTGAATGAATACAAAACGGAGAAAAATAAACAAGGAAAATTAAAAACAATGAAATTAGGTAAAATAGTAAAAAAAATAATTGCAGAAATAATAAACTGAGGGGAAGAAAATCCTTCAAAATTTACTAATCAGTTAAAAAAAATTACCGGTGATAATACATTATCATTTGATGATTATGACGATAATGGATATCCACTTTATATTTCTAAAAAAAATGAAGAAGTAGAGTATTGAATTGATGAAAAAGGAATAGTGTTTAAAGGAGATGGTAGATCTGATAGTAAGGTAGGAAAAGTTAAATAAACTATGTCAATAACAAGAATGACCGGAAGAGAAGAGATGAGAACAACAGCGGAAATGCTTAATATGTCAATGAGTTCAAATTGTAGTACAAAATATATTGTTTCAGGAGACGCTGAAGTGACTGGAAACTATTTTGCAATACAAATAATAAATGATACAATATTCTCAAAACTGATTGATGAAAATAATGAAGAAGGGTCAAGTCACGACTTGGCTGCTACAGAATTAAGCGGAATTGGAGTACCTGCAGGAATAGTAATATATGGTGATTTTACAAATATTGATTTAACATCTGGTATTATTTGTGCATTTAAAGTAGATTAAGAACAAAAAGGAAAATTAAAAAATAAATTATGGCTGAATATACTTCGACACATACTGGTATACAATTAGACGCAACTATAACTAAATTACTAGCTACATCAGGTAGTTGAGATGATACTGCTTCTGATTTGACATCAAAATCAGGATCTTGAGAAGATGTAACAAATGATATAACCTCTAAAACAGGAAGCATAGAATACACTGACAGTTTACTTCCAGACGGAGGTTATTGTGGTACAGTAATTAATAAAGCAGCAGGGGAAACAATAGAGTTTGGAGACTTGTGCTATATTGATACAAATGGAAGTGCTTCACTTGCAAATGCATCTAGTTCGTTAAAACTTCCTGCTCTATATTTAGCAGTAGAAAATATTGCTACAGATGCAACAGGTAAGTTTTTAAGAAGAGGATATGCAAAAACAGGTAGCTTTAGTTTTACAACTGGAGCTTTCTTATACATAGAATCTAGCTCAGCATCTGGCTCAATTTCGGGTTCAGCTCCTGGAGCAACTGGAGCAAACGTTCAAATAATTGGAATAGCTACAGATACGGACACAATAGAATTTGAGCCAAATATGACACTTGTTGAATTATCATAAAAAATGGCTTATCAAGAAATAACAGATTCTCAAGAAGTTAAACTATTAAGTAATCTATTATTAAGAATGTCAAATAGCAAAAGATATCTTGTTGAATGAATACATACTGTATATACTAGCACAAATACGCCTAATAAAATTTCACCGAAGAAGATAGTTAGTGCTGGAACATTTTTAAGGGAAAATTCTTAAACTAAAAATGACACTAAGCTTAGGAATCGGATTAATATCATTAAATAAAATGATAATTGAACTTGTACCAGTTGGATACGACACCTTATATATGTCTGATTTAGAGAAATGTTTAACAGTTGATAGTGAAGATATTAATGTAGTAGAACCATAGGAATAAAAAATAAATGGCACAATATAAGTCAACCCATACGGGTACGCAAATAGATAGCATAACAACCAAGGTATTAGCTACATCTCAAAGTTGAGATAATAGTGCTATTAATGCAACAAATTTAATAGGAAAATCAGGTAGTTGAGATGATACTGCTTCTGATTTGACATCAAAATCAGGATCATGAACTGATGCAGCGGCAGATTTAACAAGTAAATCAGGCTCCTGGGAATTAATAATAACAGATGTTAATTCTAAGTCTGGTAGCTGGGAATCAGCTGCAAGCGATTTAACTTCTAAGTCTGGTAGCTGGGAATCAGCTGCAAGCGATTTAACTTCTAAGTCTGGTAGTTGAGAGTGAAATAATCAATTTGCCAATACTGAAGTATCTGATACTTATGATTTGTTAACTACAGATTATTATGTTGATGTTGATACTTCAGCTAATAGTTGCTCGGTTCAACTATTTGATGCTTCAGATGTACCAGCAGGATGAACTTGTAATGTGGGAGATGTTTCATTTAGTGCATCGTTATACAATGTCACAGTCAATGCGTCAGGAAGTCAAAAAGCAAATAACTCTTCATCAATTGTTATTTCTGGTGATGGAGATGCAATAACGCTTAAATCTAATGGTGTAGATGAATGATTCATAAGATAAGAAGGAAAAACTAACAAATGACATATATAAGTACAATTAATGGTAAAATAAGTGATACTGAAACTAGAGCGATGAGACTCGATAGCAGTACTCATGCAATGGAGACTATTGAATATTACCATCACGAAATTCATGGAGGTTCACATTATTATATAGAAAACTATATTGAACTTGGTAGTGCTGCAACAATGTCAATGGCACTTACAACACCAGATTCAGAAAAGGAATGTCATCTTTTATATAATATTTCAAGTACTAAAGGTGTTACTATTGAGTTTTGAGAAAGTGGAAGCGGGATCTCTGGTGGATCAGGTGTTACTCCAATTAATAATAATAGAAATAGTATAAATACAAGTGACTGTACATTACTTATGGATCCGCTAATTACAGATAGCGGAAGTTTAATTTCACAAGCAAGTTGAGGAAGTAATAAATTAGGAGGAGGTACAACTAGAGAGAGCGAAATCATTCTTGCAAGAAATACAACATATATAAGAAGAATGACATCTCTTGCAGCAGATAATTTTATATCATTTCATGCAAGTTGATATGAACATACACCAAAGGGTTAATTTTTTAATTTAAAAAATGAATTTATTAAATATTATTAAAAAGAAAGCATTTGCTGAAAATGTAATAAGTAATTTCAAAGAAAAAATTGAAATAAGAATAAAAATTGATAAAACTCAACACGCTGATGATAGACAAGATAGACATGCTAATATAACAATTACTGATGAAGATATAATTAAGACAGCACAGAAAGCAATTGATAAGATAACGAAATATTTAGTTTTTAATAAATTAGATATAGGAGATGATATATTAATTCATGATAAGATAAGTGACTTAAATTTAATCTGTAAGCTTCAATCAAAAGAATTTGGGATTGTTGATTTAATTATTATAACAGTTATGGTTAAGAAAAACTTTAAACCAAAAACAGGTACTAGGATGATATATATATAAAATGTATGTATACACATAAAGGGAAGAAATTATTAAAAAATGAAAGATAAGAAAATAAGTATAAACGAAATCGTAAGCATATTTGAAGGTGAGATGGAAGATTCAGCTGCTGAATATCATTCAAAAGAAACCGAAAGACAATCTGGAACTCTAGAAGGTGCTCAAAATATAGCCAAAGCATATAGACATATTGATGAAATGCTTGAAGGAATATATGAAAAGTTTGGCGATATTGGTGACTTAATGGGCGGAATTTTAAAAGAATCAAAAAATCATATGGTCATGGAAGATGATGATTGGTTTGATAAAGTAACAATTAAAAAGAACGAGCAAGAATTACAGAAAAAAGGTGCTGATTTTATTAAAACATATGCTGAAGTTAAGAACTCATCTGTTAGACTTCAAGCTCTTCATGAAGAGATTGGTTTAATATTGAATAGATATTTTGACCTAGGCGAGGAGTATGATGATTCTCCAAATAAAAGAAAAAAAAGAAAATAAAATTAAGATGAAAAAAAGCGAACTAAAGAAAATAATTAGAGAAGAGATATTAAAAGAAGATACTAGAAACACTATTAAAGATGCAATTCTTGAGCTTCTAGAACATGCTGAATTAATTGAGGAAAGTATATCATTTGACTTATCACACGGTGAATATGATGAAGGTTTAGAGAGTAATGAAGCGAAAAATATTACAGCTGCATTAAATAAAGTAGTATTAATACTTGAAAAAGTAAAATATAAGCAAATTGGTAAAAAATAATAGATATTTAAACAAAAAAGGAGTTCATAAAAATGAACGAAAGAAAGGTTACGAAAGAGGATAGTTTAACACCAGACGTTAGATTTTCATTAGCAGATAATAGACATTCAAAAGAGGGTGGATTATCAGTAGTACAAAAAGAAGAAAATGAGCCAGTAGGTAAAATGCTATGACGCTTTAGAAAAAAGATGTTTAGATTTGGATTTTGAGATGAAATTAAAAAACGTAAATTTTATACAAAACCAACAGACAAAAGGCGAGCTGCGGAAAAAGTTAGAAAACTTAACGTAAAGATAGCTAATAGAATGTATCAAAATAAGTAATTTAAAAAAATATAATTATTTTTCTAATTAGATAATATTTATATATACAAGTGTGCTATAATTAATATAGTACCTATGAGAAGAAAAGAATAATTTAAAAGATTAATGCTCTCTAATTGATTTTTAAAAAATAAAATGTCATAGATGTAGTAGTAATTACTACAACTCAATTAGATTAAAGTAATTTGTACTAAGTACATATTTTTAAAGTAATAGCATTACGAAAATAGAACAAACAAAAGGAATTTTAAAAATTATGGCAAAAACAAAGAAGAAAGTCGACATTGTTGAAGAAGCAATTGCCGATGCGAAAGCAATTAAACAAATGGGCATTGATAATGCCGAAAAAGCGTTAATTGAACATTTTTCTCCAAGAATTAAATCTGTTATTTCAAAAAGAATTCAAAATGAAGTCGAAGAAGATGATTATGAAGATGATGAAATGGAAGACGAAACTGAATTTGAAGATGACACTGATTTAGAAGCTGATCTAGCTGATGAAGATACATTCGAAAGTGATGATGACGTTAGTTTAGACGATGAAGAAATCGATGATTTTGATGAAGAAGATGACGAAGATTTAGGAGAAATTATGGATGAGATGGATGATGACGAATTAGACATTGATAGTGATGAAGATCTTGATATTGACATTGAAGATGATGGAGATGATATAGGTGACGACGACGACATTGATATTGACATTGAAGATGATGACGAAGACTTAGAAGAAGATTTTGACATTGATTTAGATGATGACGGAGACGACGACATTGATATTGAAATGGATGGAGATGTTGATGACGACGACGAAGATATCGATATCGACCTTGATGAAGATCTAGATGAGGACTTAGAAGAAGAAAATGTACAACTTAAGCTTGAGAACAAAAAAATTAAACGTGCTTATAAAATCATAAAATCTGAACTTAATGAAATCAGAATCGTTAATGAAAAGTTACTTTATATTAATAAATTATTTAAAGCTTTCCGCTTATCAGATAAGCAAAAACTTAGAGTAGTAGAAAACTTTGATAGAGCTGATACTACAAGAGAAATAAAAATTGTATTTAAAACAATTTCAGAATCATTTAAAGATTCTAAGAGAAAGAAACTTAATGAATCATTACTAAGTAGAGACAATAATTCAGCTGCTAAGAGAAAAACTAAAGACAAAAAAATCATTAATGAAAATGATGACTTGTATGCTAGATTTAAGAAGTTGAAAGATTATAGAAGTACTTAAACAACAAAAAGAATTTTAAAATAAAAAGGAAAAATTATGAAATACCTAGAGTATTTTTAAATTAAAAAATGAACAAAAAGCTCAAACAAATAATGGAAATTAAGAATCTACATGATCCTTATTCTATTAAAATGGAACAAGCGAAAAAGCTTGTTGAAAGTTGAGAACCTACAGGCCTACTAGATGGTCTAGAAAACGAATATGAGCGTAATGGAATGGCTATTCTATTACAAAATCAGGCTAATCAGCTGATTAAAGAAGCAACCTCAACCGGTACTGCTGCTAGCTCAGAAGAATGGTCAGGCGTAGCTTTACCACTTGTTAGAAGAATTTTCGGAGAGATTTCTGCAAAAGATTTCGTAAGTGTTCAACCAATGAACCTTCCATCCGGTCTTGTATTCTACATTAACTTCAAATATGGAAATACTGATTCACAACATACTGCAACTGATAACATTCATGGTACAACTAATACAAAAGATACTGATCCAACTGGTGGTCTTTATGGTGCTGGTAGATGGGGATATTCTATCAATGATAGAACAAGTTCTGCCACTGCAGTAGTAACTGCATCATTTACTGCAAACGATTCAGCATCTTTCAATCAAAGTGATGCATATACTTATGCTAATTACAAGAAAATATCATTTGTAACACAATCAACTTGGAACTTAGATACAGAAGGTGTTAAAGCTTATGGTCTTTCTTCTAATTCTGTATTTATTACTGTATTACCTGAATATACAGATATTAGTGCTTCTAGTGTTATATTTACTGCATTAGGTTCTGATATTGATGATGATCAAACTGGAAGTTTCGTACTTCATTATCATGAACAACCTCAAGCATACGATAGAGGTGATTTTGAATACGGACAAACTGGTGTTGGTTCTATTCCAGAAATCAATCTTGACTTGAACTCAATTCCAATAGTTGCAAAAACCAGAAAGCTCAAAGCTGTATGGACTCCAGAAGTTGCACAGGATTTAAACGCTTATCATGCTATTGACGCTGAAGCTGAATTAACTGCAATGCTTTCAGAGCATATTGCAATGGAAATTGACCTTGAAATTCTTGGTATGCTTATTAAGAATGCTAACACAACTGAATATTGGTCAGCACGACCTGGATACGAATGGAATGGTACTGTTTTTGAAGATCATACCTCAGCTTACTACATTCCTAACAAATCTGAATGGTATCGTACGCTTGGAACCAAAATGCAGAAAGTTAGTAATAAAATTCATACTAAGACAATGCGTGGTGGAGCAAACTTTATGGTCTGTGGGCCTGATGTTGCAACTGTTATTGAAAGTATGCCTGGCTATAATGCCGATACTGATGGTGATAGATTCCAATTCGCAATGGGTGTTGAGAAAATTGGACAAATTTCTAAACGTTGGACTGTTTACAAGAATCCTTATATGCAAACAAATGCTATACTTGTCGGATTTAGAGGTCCTAACTTCTTAGAAACTGGTGCTGTATTCTCACCATATATTCCACTTATTATGACTCCATTAGTATACGATCCAGATACATTCGTACCTCGTAAGGGTGTTATGACTCGTTATGCTAAGAAAATAGTAAGAGCGGAATTTTACGGAATTATTTATGTAGGTCATCTAAACTGGGTATAAACTAGTATAGAATAGATTACAAGGGAAGACAATTAGTTTTGTTCTTCCCTTTTTTTTTTATTCTTATTTTAATGGATTGTATAATATTTATTAATAGAGAAGAGAAGTAAACTAGGGAATTTAAAAACAGATGAAAAAAAGCGAATTAAAGAAAATCATTAGAGAAGAACTATTGAAGGAAGAGAGTAATAGATTTGGCGAACTGGAACCAGATAAGAAGGGTAATTATAAATTCTATAAAAATCCAGAACAATCATCAATTAAACAACTAAGTAAAGTGGCATCAAATTTAATAAAGGCAATTAAAACTGGCGATGGTAAGATTATTGACAATGCTTTTGATGATTTAAGATCTACGTATAGTTACTACTTTATGGTTAAATAAACTAAGGAAACTTAAATAAATTATGAAAAGATCGGAATTAAAAAGAATTATACGAGAAGAGTTGGGTAGAGTGATTACTACAAAGCCATTGAAGGAAGACACATTAAAGTATTGAATAGGAGAGTATGCAACTCAGGTTGAAGATAGACTTATACTGCTTCGAAAAACAATAGAAAAGGATAATAAGAGTACAGGAAAAGAATTTAATAAAATATTTGGTAAGATAACAGATATGCTAAGTGAATTCTACGAAACTTACGATTATTAAAAAAATAAATCAAGGCAAACTAATAAATGTCAACAACATACGCTTTATGAGATGGAACCAGTGGACCAATATCAGGCTCAACACCTTTTGGACTATACGATACCGATGTAATATTTCAAGCAGATGGGCCAAAGGTAGCTAACTACTGCGCAAGAAAACTTGGATATCCAATAGTAGATATTGAACTCCAATCTGGTAGCTTCTTTACTTGTTTTGAAGAGGCGATTACAGAATATAGTGCTCAAGTAAATCAATTTAATATTAAAGATAATTTACTATCAGCTAGAGGTGTAGATACTGGATCTAATTTAACTCAAACAAATATAGCTACTAACATGAGCTCTATTGTTCAGTTAGCTGAAGGATATGGAAATGAAGCAGGATTATATTCTAATATTACTATGTATACTGGTTCCATTGAGATATCTTCTAGCGTACAGGATTATGATATTAAAACACTATATACAGATGTTTATGAGCCAACTTCAGATGGAATTGTTATTCAAAAAGTACATCATTATCAAGTGCCTGCTTTAGTAAGATTCTTTGATCCATATGCTGGAACCGGTGCCGGGGCTTTTAATATGTTATCAGAATTTGGATTTAGTGGAATGTCTCCTGCTGCGTCATTTGTTCTTATGCCAATGTTTGAAGATATATTAAGAATGCAATCAATTGAGTTTAATGATACGATTAGAAGAAGCGCATATAGTTTTTATTTGTATAATAATAAATTAAAAATATTTCCATTACCAAAATCATCTTTTAGATTATATTTTGAATATTATAAAAAAAGTGATATTAATGATATTACCGGAATTTATAAAACGAATACAATGTCAGACTTTTCAAATGTTACATATAATAATATGAACTATTCGAAGATTAATGATGTTGGTAAGCAATGAATTAGAGCATATACTTATGCTTTGACAATGGAATTATTAGGAAATATAAGAAATAAATATTCTTCTATTCCAATTCCAGATGGTGATATAACATTAGATGGTGGTGATTTAATCTCTAACGGTCAATCATCAAGAGAAATATTAATGAGTCAATTAAGAGAAATGTTAGAGCAAACAAGTAAAAAAGCATTGATGGAAGCTAAAGCTGAAGAGGCAGAACATTTAGAAAGTACTCTTCAGAGAATTCCATTGAAAATATATATAGGATAAAAACAGATGAAAAAAAGTGAATTAAAGAAAATTATTAGAGAAGAAATAGAACTGCTTAAGGAAGACAGTACTCAATTTGACATACATTTAAAAGCAGCTAAAAAATATGCAGGTGAATTAAAAAAATCTCTCAAAAGGATAGGAAGTTACGAACTCACGGGTCGCGGATATTATCTTAAATTTAAGTTTAAAGATTCAAAAAGAGATTTTGAATATATAGAAAAAAAAGTGATACCAGTTATCAGGAAAAGTACAGAAGAGTTTCTTAAAGCATTTGGTGCAAAACCTCATTTTGACTCTCTTAAGATAAATAAAAATCCGTATAATGATAGATTTATTATATCAATAAACATAGAGCAGTATATGGATAGTCCAATGATTAAAAATCCAAAGCCAGAAGAAGCTGTACCTGTTATAAGTGTTCTTACAAAAATGCTTTAGAATAAATAAACTATGCCACTATTCTTCAAATCAAACGACGTTAACCTAATCAATAGCTTAAACGTTGAAATAATAAATAACATTATAGATACTACAATCAACCTATATAAAACAAGTGCGTACGATACTGAAGGTAATCTATATGGTGAAGCGCCTGATAAATTATATTATCCTGCAGTAAATGCTGCTGGTCTAATAGAGCATGATGATGAGTCATTTGAAGATGAAGACTTTGGGCCAGATATGGAGCAACCAATTATAGTTAAATTTCATAGAAAAACACTTCAAGATATCAGTTTATATCCAGAGATTGGTGATATAATAGATTACAATGATAGATACTATGAAATTAGTGAGGTAGTTGATAATCAGTTCTTAGGTGGTCAAGTAAGCTTAAAACATTCAATACTTTGTAAATGTCATATCACTAAAAAAGATAGAGTTGATATAGAAGAAATAAATAAAACAATAGATACTGAACATTCTGCTGTTGATATGGTTGATAGTATTTATGATTAAATAACAAAGGAACAAGCAAGATTAAGTTAAGATAACCTATGACAAATACTAAAGAAAATAATATAAGAGCAAAACAAATAAGCCGTAGAAACGACACATTTAATGATGTCAAAATAGGCTTATATAATATTGATGCTGCATTAAAATATTACTTCGACTCCGTTATTAAACCTGTAGTATTAACAAAAGACGATCAAATATCTGTACCACTTAAATATGCTTCACCTGAGAGATGAAAATCTATTCTTAAAGATAATTTTATTAGAGACAAGTATAATCAAATAATGCTTCCTGCTATGGTATATAAAAAGAACAACATTGCAAGAAATACTGATTTACCTATGAACAAAATTAGTGTAGCTAATCCGCAGATTTTCTATACAGTTGCGGAAAAATATAATATTAAAAATAGATATAACTCTATTTTTGCTAAAATAGCTGAAAATGAAAAGCTTAGAGATAAGCATGTAGTTGTAATGCCGACTTTTATTACTGTATCTTATGACATAATTTTATGAACTACATATTTAGAACAAATGAATTATTTAATAGAAACTTTAATGTATCATAATAATGATTACTGAGGAAATGAATATTTTAAATTTATGACTTCAATTGAAGACTTCTCTATTGATCACACAATCTCAACTGGTGCTGATAGAATTATAAAATCAACAAGTACTATAGAACTCAAAGGCTATATTCTTCCAGATATCTACTCTAAAACATTGCCAAATCAAGTTAAGACTACTGTTAAGAAACTTAGTGTTGACATGAGTATCTAGAAGAAAAAAGTTGATGATTCCACAAGAAAAAAGTGATTTTGAGTTTTCCCGACCATATTTATAATTAAATACATTTAAAAAAGGTTATTAAGAATCATGATTATTAAAAATAATAATAATAATAATAAAAAAGAAATAAAAGATAATAATAGTAGTAACGCTAACGAAGTTAGTGTCCCAGGAGTAAAGCTAACGCAAAATTATATTGATGATATTCATACCTTTCAGGTGGAAATGCAAGCGTTTTTACTAGAACTGGGTGATGTTGAATATAAATTAAATGCATTAAAAATATATAAGCAACAGCTTTTAAATGAAAGAAAAAAAGAGCTAGATGAAAAAGAAAGGACTATCGCAGATAGTATATACAGTGAGTATGGAGAAGGAGAAATCAATCCGACTAACTGAACTTTTACCTCATCAAAGTAATTTTAATATATATAACTCACTTAGGAGAAGCTTGTGATTTGTAAAATCTGTAATAAAGAATTTAAGTCAAAAAGAGCACTAGCAGTTCATATAGCGCGGAAGCACAAAGATATTTCATCAAGAGAATATACAATAAAATACTTTTATAATAATACAATACCAACTTGTAAGTGTGGCTGCGCCGGCAAATCAACCTTTGTATCGTTTGGAAAATTTAGAGAATTTATTTCAGGTCATAATACACGACTCAGAGAGAGTGCATATATCTTGCCAATTGAGAGTAAGGCATGATGACAGGATATTTATAAAAAAAGATACGATGAGAGCGGGAAATGAAGCAATCCAAGAAATCAAGGTTTAATAGAGAAAATCTGTAAGAATTGCGGAAATATTTTCCATGTCAAGGTGACATATAAGAGTCAGTTCTTTTGCACAAAAGAGTGCTATTCACAATATAAATCAAAATCAATCAGTAATAACACTAAAGAAGGTATAGCTTTTAGATTAGGCTGTTCTAAAGGCGGAACAAATTCTCATCCAAATTGAAAAAATTCAAACTTAGAATTGATGTTTAAAAAATATTTACAAAAGCAAAAGTTGCTATTTAAACAGCAAAAACAAATAAAAGTAAACGATGGCTATATATCTACTGACTTTTTTCTTCCAAAGTATAATTTAATAATAGAAATAGATGGTGACTACTGACACTGCAACCCTAAAAAATTTAGTGCAAATTATTATCATTCTAAAATTAAATTAACTGCTAAAGAAATATGAGAAAGAGATAGTAAAAGAAATAAAAATATAAAACAACTTGGTTATGAGTTAATAAGAATATATGAATCTGATTTAGATGATTACATAAGTAAAAACAAGTTAATAGAAGAAGAAATAATGAAATAATACATTATTAAGAATAAAACAAAGAGAGAAAATTTATGGAAAAAATAGTAAGCCCGGGTGTATTCACTTCGGAAAATGATTTAAGTTACTTGCCAACCGGTATTGGAGATATCGGTGCTGCAGTTATAGGTCCAACTGTAAAAGGACCAGCTATGGTACCAACACAAGTAACTAGTTATTCAGAATACATACAAGTATTTGGAGAAATATACGAATCTGGTAGTAATTCATATCAGTTTATGACAAGTCATTTAGCAAAAGAATATTTAAAAAATGCAAGAGTTCTTACAGTAGTTAGAATTCTTTCAGGCTCATATTCACCAGCAAGCGCAAGTATGGCTTCTTCAGCATCTAACACTTCATTTGATATCTATACGATGGGAGATGGTATAATTGCAAATAGCTCATGTTCAGAAGATAGTAATGGAATATTAGAGAGTGGTTCAGTTGACAACGTTCGTTGAGAGATTACAGGATTAAATGAGAATAAAGGTACATTTACACTTTTAGTAAGAAGAGGAAATGATTCAACAAAGAGAAAAGTAGTTCTTGAAACTTGGAACAACCTATCACTTGATCCAAATGCTTCTAATTATATATCTAAAATTATTGGTGATATGAAACCAACTTATGAATACAATGCTGGTGATCCATATATTGATATGAGTGGAAGTTTTGAAAATAAATCTAAATATATTAGAGTTACAAATATAACTAATACTATCAATTATCTAGATGAAGCAGGAAATATTAGAGATACTAATGCCACAGGAAGTCTTCCAATAGAAGCAAGTGGTTCAGTTTTCGGTGGAACAGATGGCGACTTAGAACATCCAATGACATTTTATGATGATATAACAGCAGATGATTCACAAGGATACATACCAACATCTTGTACAGAATACACAATGGCAGTTGACTTATTAAGTAATCAAGATGAATATGATATTAATATGATATTTACACCAGGTGTATTATCTGGCGGATCAGGAACTGCAAATACACTTGTAGATCATACAATTGATATGGTTGAAGCGAGAGGTGATTGTCTTTACATATTTGATACAAAAGTTAAAGATACTGCAGCTCTTAGCTCAGTAGTCGCAGATGCAGAAGCTTATGATTCAAGTTATGCAGCAACATATTGACCATGAGTTCAAATTAGAGATAATACTAGTAACAATTATAGATGAGTACCGCCTTCTGTAGTGATGGCTGGAGTATATGCTTATAATGATAAAGCAGCATTTGAATGGTTTGCACCTGCAGGATTAAATAGAGGTGGAATCGAATCAGCAATTAGAACTTCAAGAAAGCTAACTCATTCAAATCGTGATACTCTATATGAATCAAATATTAATTCATTAGCGTCATTCCCAAATACTAATGTTGTAAGTTGGGGACAAAAAACTCTACAAAAGAAAGCATCTGCATTAGATAGAATCAATGTAAGACGTCTCTTAATTAATTTGAAGAAGTATATTGCATCAACAAGTAAATACTTAGTGTTTGAACAAAATACAGAAAGTACAAGAAAGAGATTTCTTAACATAGTTAATCCATATATGCAATCAGTTAAACAAAATCAAGGTCTTTATCGTTTTGAAGTTGTAATGGACGAAACAAATAATACAGCTGATGTAATTGATAGAAATATTCTTAAGGGCGACATCTACATTCAACCTACAAGAACTGCAGAGTTTATCGTAATTGACTTTAATGTATTACCTACAGGAGCTACATTCGGAGCTTAAAAGAAATAAATATAAGGAAAATTAATTAGATTATAAAAAAATTATGGCACAAGTAATATACACAGACGAATTAATGTTTAAGGGCTGAGAACCAAAATATAAAAATAGATACGTATTCAAGATAGATGGTATTCCATCATTCATGATTAAAGCAGCAAACAGACCTTCACCTTCAAGTGATGAAGTTGTATTAGATCACATTAATGTTCAGAGAAAGTTGAAAGGGAAAACAACTTGAGGAGATGTTTCAATAACATTATATGATCCAATTTCCCCATCAGGCGCTCAAGCAGCATTTGAATGGTTTAGATTATCACATGAATCTGTAACAGGTAGAAATGGATATGCTGATATGTATAAGAAAGATTGTACTATTCAGATCTTAGGTCCTATTGGAGATGTTGTTGAAGAGTGGACTTTGAAAGGTGCATGACCTAAAGAAGTAGATATGGGTGATTTGGACTTTAGTTCTGCTGAACCAATGGAAATTGCAGTTACATTAGCAATAGATTACGCAATACTTCAATACTAAATTATAAAAAGGAACTATATAAATGGGGCAGCAAATTAGTTGCCTCAATTTTTAAAAACAAATGAAAAAAGCGAACTAAAGAAAATAATTAGAGAAGAGTTGCTGAAAGAAGATGAGGAAATTGTAGTAATTAAATCTCTTAATAAAGGTGAAAAGCTTTTCATAAAAATGTTTGTTGGAGATTTACAAGCATTACTAAATGGAGATACTTTTCTAAAGGATTCTAAAGAGCTCGAATACTTTAGAAAGCAAGCAAGAGCACTAGCAAAAATATTTAAATAAAAAGAAGAGTTAAAAACAGGAGTTTACAGAAAATGAATAAAAATGAAATTGACAAAGAAAATGTCAGTATTTTAAGTGAGGTGGTAGCCCTTCCGTCGAAAGGATACTTATATGACAATGAACATCCATTACATAGCGGACAAATTGTATTAAAGTTTCCTACAGCGGCTGAAGAAGATATTTTAACATCAAAAAATTTATTACAAAAAGGCTTAACAATTGAGAAATTTTTAGAAGCAATCATCTTAACACCAGGTGTAAGATTAGATGATTTATTTATTGGTGATGAAAATGCAATTATGTATTCATCAAGAATCTTAGCATATGGTCCAGAATATGAAGTAGAATATACTTGTCAAAATTGTGGACATAAATCTAATGTAACAATTGACTTGGATAAATTAAATAATACAGAAATTGATGATGCATTATTTCAAAATGGAAATGAATTTATTTTTACTTTACCAAAGAGTAAGGAAGTAATAAAATTTAAATTATTGACTCATAGAGATGAGCAAGATATTCAGCAAACAGCAAAAAATATTAGTAAGTACGATAAAAAATCAGATCATATTGGAACAACAAGATTAAAGAAATCAATAATTGCAATTGATGATATTACAGATAGAAGTACAATTAACAGCAAGATAGACGCTATGCTAGCAATAGATTCTTCAAAATTAAAAAAATATATTTCAGATATTTCACCAGATGTTATAACAAAATTTAAGTTCGAATGCGAGAATTGCAGTTATGATAAGGAGGTTCAAATCCCGCTAG